AAATAACAGAGTAAGAGTTACACATCCAGCCTGGTTTGAAACCGGGACAGGAGCACCTGATTTTAAACCATCTGCTCATATACATTATTCAAAGTCTGATTTAGACTACACGTTGGATATAAACAGAATTTTTGATAATCTATATGCAGAGGACGAATAATGGCACTTTCAGGTAGTACAGATTTTGAACCTAATGTAGCTGAGTTTGTAGAAGAAGCATTTGAAAGATGTGGATTAGAACTTAGAACGGGATACGATCTAAAAACAGCAAAAAGATCTATAAACCTTATGTTAGCTGAATGGGCTAATAGAGGTTTAAATCAATGGACTGTAGAGCAAGCAACTCAAACAGTTACTGAAGGACAAACTGATTACACTTTAAACGCTAACATAGTTGATATATTAGATTGTTCTATAAGACGAAATACAAATGGAACTGATCTAGATTTACAGATGTCTAGAATTAGCAGAAGCGAATATTTAAACATTCCAACCAAATCAACTAAATCTAGACCGTCTCAGTTCTTTCTAGATAAATTAAGTACTCCTGTATTAAAGATATGGCCTTCTCCTGAAAACAGTACAGACGTATTAGTTTTTAACAAAATAGTAAGAATGGACGATGCTGACAAAGGAACTAATACTATGGATATGCCATTTAGATTTTATCCTTGTTTTGCTGCTGGACTTGCATATTACATAGCCATAAAGAAAGCCCCGGATAGAGCGGTTCTTTTAAAACAAATGTATGAAGAAGAATTTGAAAGAGCTATGAGCCAAGATGAAGACAGGGCTTCTTTTAAAATTGGATATAAATCCTTTGCATAAATATGGCGTATGCAGTTGGTAAACGTGCAAAAGCTATCTGCGATAGATGTGGCTTTGAATACAAACTTAATCAGTTAAAAGAAGAATGGAATGGACTGAAAACTTGTCCTACATGCTTTGAACCAAAACATCCTCAGTTAGAACCACTACCTCACGTAATAGATCCTGAAGCTCTTTATAAGCCTAGACCAAGCCAAGACGTTGGCGTAGGTGAAGGATTTGTTGTTGTGGTTTATACTGACATTGAAAAAGGCAACTCTATGGATCCAAATATTGTTGGATCAAATTTTGTTGTAGATAAAATGACAGGCTCAGTTGGGGAGGTTACAATCACAACATGACGTTAACTGAATTAAAAACATTAATACAGAATTACACAGAAAACGATGAAACAACTTTCGTTAATACGTTAAACGATATGATCATCAACACTGAAGAAAGAATTGCAGAGTTAATTGAATTTGATTATTTTAGAAAGAATGTAACAGGTGCTTTAACAGCTGGTAATACTTACCTCACAGCTCCTACAGATTTTAAACTTAGTTTTTCTTTAGCTGTCATAGACAGTAACAATGACTATCACTATCTAGATAAGAAACACACTAGCTTTATGCGTGAATATTCTAATGATGCAGTTGATAGTTCAGAAAGAGGAAGACCTTTGTATTACGCAGACTTTGATAAAGATTTATCTACTGCAAGCGATAACGGTTCTACTTTAATAGTTTCACCTGTTCCAGATCAAAATTATACTGTTGAGTTACATTACTTATATAAACCAACCAGTTTAACTTCACAAACAACAGGCACTTGGATGTCTAATAATGCTCGTAACGCATTACTTTATGGTTCATTAATAGAAGCATCTACGTTTATGAAAAGTGAACCAGAGATGCAAGTTGTTTATGAAACTAGATTTGGTCAAGAAATTCAAAGATTAAAAAATATGGCTGAAGCCAGAGGAAGAAGAGACGAATATAGATACGATTCATTAAGAAGCGAAACAACATAAGGAGAGAGATATGGAGAGAATTGAAAGCTTAGAAGGCAAAAGCATAGCTATTGTAGGGCTAGGAGAAAGTTGGCTAGATTACAATTTAGCTAAATCACACGGAGCAAAATTTGATGAAGTGTGGGCTATCAATGCAGTGGGATCTGTAATATTTCACGACAGAACTTTCATGATGGACCCGGTTAGTAGATTCTTAGATACAGATGATGCAGGGGGTCAAACAGATGGAATGATAGAAGTTTTATTAAATGATGATAAACCTATCTACACCTGTGAATTAGATGATAGATGCAATAACTTAATTGAGTATCCAATTAATGAAATATTAAAAGAATTTAATTGTTGTTACTTAAATAACACAGTTGCTTACGCAATAGCTTTTGGGTTATGGAACAAAGTATCAACAATTAAACTATTTGGAATAGATTTTAGTTACAAAGGTAATCTGCACTTTGCAGAAGCTGGTAGAGGCTGTGTAGAGTTTTGGCTATCTAAAGCTATGCACCTTGGAGTTCAAATTGAAGTTGCATCATCTAGTGGTTTGTTAGACACCAATGTTCTTGCACAAGAAAAGTTATATGGCTACCACAGACTCCAGGATCCTTTGATAATTATGTCAGATGGAAAAGGTTTTATGACATCTATGAAAAAAAGCGAAGCTATGGAGCTACAAGAAGAAGTACAAGAACAAAAACCTATTCTTATAGATAGAAACGATAGTCACTTAAAACCACCAGAGCCAAAAGAATGGTAGATGAATTAACTCCTACAGCAGTTCCAAGTTTAGGTGTGATAGAAACTAAAACATCTAACTTTGGCGGCCATCCTCCAGAGTTCTGGGCAGAACGTTTAACTGAAAAAATAGTTGGTAGTTCTGAGGAATTAGAGCCACACATAAAAGCACAAGCAAAAGCATATGAGGAGCAGATAAAACAAGTCTGTTTGATTTACATAAAAAATGCTATAAAATCCTATAAGGCTAGTTTGATTCAAGAGCTTATAAAGGCTGGAGAAGAAGATTTAGCTCAAATTGTAAAAAGGATATAAGTATGGCTATCACATCAACATTAACAACCAGCTTTAAAAAAGAGCTGCTAGAAGCTGTTCATAATTTTAAAAACTCAGGTGGAGACACTTTTAAATTAGCATTGTATACAAGCTCTGCTACTTTAGGTGCTACTACAACTGCATTTACTACTACCGGGCAAGCATCAGGAACTAACTACACTTCTGGCGGAGCAAATTTAACAAGAGTTGATCCAACATCAAGCGGCACTACAGGTTTTACTGATTTTGCTGATTTGACGTTTGGTACAGCCACCATAACTGCTAGAGGTTGTATGATATACAATTCAACTGACAGTAATAAATCTGTTGCCACAATAGATTTTGGCGGTGATAAAACATCTACAGCTGGTGACTTTACAGTAGTTTTCCCTGCGGCAGCAGCAAGTACAGCTATTATACGAATAGCTTAGTAGCCTATGGCTAATATAACAGGCTGGGGTCGTGGAACCTGGGGTTCCGATACGTGGGGCGAACCTAATCCTGTTACACTTACAGGACTTGCTGCAACAAGTGCGGTTGGTTCTTTAACCGTTGTTGCAAAAGCAAATGTAACACCAAGTTCACAAGTAGGTACTGGAGCAGTAGGGACACCTACTTTTGATTGTGAAGCCAACGTAAGCCCTACAGGACAATCAGCGACCAGCGCATTAGGATCTGTAACAGTAGATGCTGAAGCTAATGTCACACCATCTGGCCAATCTGCTACAAGCGGTTTAGGCACACCTTCTATAGATGCAGAGGCTAATGTAACGCCTACTGGACAATCTGCTACTGGAGCTGTATCTGGAGTAGGCGTAAACGCACAAGCAGTAGCTGTATGTCCAAGTGCTGTAGGAACATTAGGATCTGTATCAGTTGATGTAGATGGTGAAGCAAATGTATCTGTATCTGGCGTTAGTGCAACAGGGGCTGTAGGCTCTGTAACAGTACATCATAATGAAATATTTACACTAGATGGTGTGTCTGCAACAGGATCTGTAGGATCACCTACAGTTGTAGCTAAATCAATAGTATCTATAACAGGCGTATCAGCTACAGGAGAAGTTGGAAAACCGTTTGTTTGGAGCCTTATAGATGAATCACAAACACCTAATTATAGCGATATTACAGATACACAAACATCTAGTTTTACAACCATAGATCAAACTCAAACTCCCGGTTGGGAAGATGTTGCTTAACTATGCAGAAGAAAGGTAATATAATCAATTGAACGGAGATATAAATGGCTACTTATGTAAATGATTTAAGACTTAAAGAAATAGCTACTGGTGATGAGTCAGGAACTTGGGGAACAAGTACAAATACCAATCTAGAGTTGATTGGA